TTTGCCACTGGTGAATTGGCGGCACTGATGAACACAGAATCAAGTTATGATTTTGACGTAAAGATACAAGATAGAAGCGGGGAGTATCAGAATACATTCTCTTTTGATTCTCTGAGATTAGAAAGTTCTGCCTACTCTATGGATGTTAATGACAACATGAATTACTCACTCAGCTTCAGTTTTGAAATAGAAAATCAATAAAATGGGTTTAAAAATAAAAAACAGCAAGAATATTGTTACTGATGGGTTAGTTCTAAATCTGGACGCTTCTGACAAAATATCTTACCCCGGAAGTGGTAGCGCATGGGCAGATAGAATAGGTAGTAACGACGGAACATTAGAAGGTGGAACAACTTTTAGTTCAAGTAATGGCGGTATATTTCTTTTTGATGGTGCAGATGAAGAATGCAATTTGGGAAGCTCAGCTAAAAGCTTGATACAGAACAAAACTAATATCAGTATGGGAATTTGGGTTAATTTACAAACCCTTGGGAGCCTGAGAGGTCTCATAGGTACACTGAGGTATAGCTGTACTAGAAATCTAGGTTTAGTAGCATCAAGTTCCACTTTGCACTTTTATAACGACACTTCTACTTGCGTTTCTGCTAGCATATCAGGAGCAATGGTTACCAATAAGTGGATTTATTGCGTAGGTACATATGATGGTACGACGACAAAGGTCCACGGAATAAGGGATGGGAGTTTGTCTTCTGCTAGTAGCACGGTTAAATCAGGGAACACAAACTCGTTCACTTCTGATTTTATTATTTATGGAGCAGACTCTAATATTTCTACTCATGCATACGGTTCTTCAGCCCATGTATACAACAAAGCTTTAACAGTAGCAGAGGTTCTCCAGAACTACAATGCTACCAAATCTAGATTTGGTCTCTAATCGTAATCAACCTTAACGGTCTTACTTTCGTAGGTCTTTAGTTCTGAAACGTGTCGCTGACCATTTCTTTTCGCAGCGTAATCGTCGAAGTATTTTTTCTTGACAGGATCTTCTCCTCCAGCTTTTTCAGCCCTACGTTGGCTCATTTCCTCTGAGTAATCCAACATATTACCCACAGTGCCTTTCTTTGCCCCTGTGCTGTCCCTGAATTGACTTTGGCTAAAAGGGTCTATGTTTGAGTCAATTGATGCGTGAGGGACAGTAAAGACCCTTTTCCACTCAAGACCGAACTCGTCAATATAGATATGCTCATCGTTCATTGACTGGATAACATCCTTTTCCTCTCCTGTGTCTGGATGACGGTAAGTGTACAAGGGCATATGTTATTATAAATAAAAACGGGGGCGTTTCCACCCCCGCTGTTTAATTGACCTTAATTTTAGAAGGTTTTACCACCCCTTTCTTAGGTAACTCTACAAGGAGCAACCCTTTCTCCATCTTACAAGATATGTTTTCTGTATAAACCTTTTTCATTAATTTTACAGAGAACTTCTTCTTTGAACCCTTGGGTTTCGTCTCAATGTTTAGCAGATCATCTGTTACTTCCACTTCGACATCATCTTTAGAGAAACCGGGAAGCTCAACCTTTAGTTGGTAAAAATCCCCTTTGTCTCTGATAGTGCTATATGGTCGAACTGAATAATCTTCGAATATATTGTCAAATAATGTATTAATCATACTCTGCTATTAACATAAGATGTGCCACTCTAGAAATCGTTGGATATACGGGACATAATGACATCCACAGTGTTAGAATAAGTCAACTTGTCTGCCAACTTTTGTCCCTCTGTGTTAGTATGTCCCACTTTCTTCTCAGACTCCTCCATAGCTGCCAACACCTGATCCTCATCCCAAGAGTAGAAAGTCCCTTGGTTAAAAGGAGAACCTTTCTTGAAGAATACATTGTCAGCACAATCTACTTCTCCATTTGGCTCTATCAGGATAGAGTTTTCTTTTGTAGCCCAATCCTTGTGAGATGTGGCGTTCAAAACAATACTCCACTTCCCCAAACAGGTTGCATTAAATGAAGGAAGGTTCCAGCCCTCTGCTCCAGAAAGACCTGTCAAATCAACATCTATTGCATTCAGAAACTCATTCACTTCTGAATTTTTCTCTAAATGAGGAAGGAAGTTGATATTTGTGTATCTTTGCCCACCTAGAACAGCGTCCAAGGTTTTTTGCATGTCCTCCGGTTTGTAAAACGGATTGTTTACTAAACAAGATAACTGATACTTAGGGTTGTTCCCATATTTCTTTAGCCAAGTTCTAATAATAGCAGCTGTATGCTTCCTATGCTCAAACTTGCCCATCAAACCAAAGTGAATAACATCACTCAGGTATTCTTTTTTTGTTTCTTTGAAGTCTTTGTCGAAACCCAAAGGGCTGAAGCTGCTGCCAAACAGGTTAGCAGCGTGTTCAGAACTAAAGAATGTTTCAGTTTGGGCATCGCAAATTTGTTCTTCTACTTCCGTAGGGTTATTACACTCATAAAACGAATACAGGTATTGTTTTTCATTTTTACGATTTTCAGAACCATTGAGATGCCAAACTTTTAAACAGGGAATTTCTTCACCTAAGTAGGAGTACCTATTATTGATTGAGTTCTGGATCTTAGACTTTAATTCATCTGAAACATCATATGCTTTAAGGTCTATATTCCCAGTAGGCCAGATACCAACATCGTGTCCTTTCTCAAACAACTCCCTGATAATGTTATAGCTAACATTGCCGAGGCTGAGGGAGTTAATAGGTGCTTCTACTAAGATCTTCATTAAAATGGCACTTCGTCATCTCCAGCACCTACTGACGCTGGAGTTTTTGAATCATCATCTTTCTTCTCTTTAGAACCAGAATTAAGGAATTGGATGTCCCGTCCCTTGATGTAGTACTTGGAGAAGTTTTTTCCATCTTTCTCCCAAGAGTCCATTGCAAGCTCGCCACTAAAGACAAACTCTCGACCCTTTGAGAGATATTTTCCTGCTACTTCAGCAGTTTTATCCCATACTTCAAGATCAATGAAGCACTTTGTTTTTGCGTTACTAGGGGAAATACCAACCCGAAGTCGGGTTACAGTTTTTCCGCTATTTGTCTGCTTCATTTCTGGATCTTTAACCAGATAACCTACTGCTGTTACTGTATTATACATAATTACTAACTTTCTTGAATTGTGATAAACATCTATTGTGGATATTTATCGTTCCTTGAATACTCATACCTACTTTACCAGCTATGATTCTCCAAGGAGTTGTCTTATTAAGGCACTGATTGTATCTCATGTCAATAACCTTTTTTGTTTTTTCGTCACACTCCTGTTTCACAAACGATTTAAACAAGGATAGAACCTCCTGTTCTTGCATTGAGGTCATGCCATTCTCCGAAGACGGCTCTGATTTAACCTCACTAAGAGAACATTGCGTGAACTTCTTCCTCTTGTTAAGTGTATTCAGACACTTCCATTTTGTGTCGTTTGCTAGGTATGTGGGAAACTTTGTGTTTCTCTCTGGGTCGAAATTTATTGCTGAGTTGTAAATCGCCAAGCTCTTATCTTCTAGGAAATTTTGTTTGTCGCTACAGTTTGTCGGACCAGATAGGAAACGGTCTACCATAGTATGGTATATACCAGAATGCCTATCGATCAACTCCAGCAAAGAGTCTTGGTCGGCGTCATCCTTAATCCTTAGAATCAATTCCTCATCCTTCACAATTGTTATTGTATCCAATTTTGCAAAATTGTCAACCTATTATAGTATATTATATTATTATAATATAATTATAAGAACGTAATCTGTAGCTATAACGTCTACTGTATCAGAGGCTTCCCTGTTTCTTTTACGTTTCTTTCGATTTTCTTAACCGTTCTCGGTTATTATAGTGTAATTGGGAATCGTGTCAACAAAAAAAAATCACAATATTTTCGCTCGACTCAAGACTAAAACAGGGATAAGGTGTAATTATTATTTGCTATGATCTTTACAGAACAAATGTCACGAAAGCCAGACCACTATCCGTGGACCCAAGATTTTATCGAAGCAATGCACAACGGGTTTTGGACCGACAAAGAGTTTAGTTTTACCAGTGATGTTCAAGATTTTAAGGTTAATCTTAGTGAAGACGAGAGGCAGATCAATGTTAGAGCCTTATCTGCTATTGGTCAGATTGAAGTAGCGGTTAAGAAGTTTTGGGCCAAACTTGGTGACAACTTACCTCACCCATCCCTGTCTGATTTGGGGTATGTCATGGCTAACACAGAAGTCATTCATAATAATGCTTACGAGCGTCTACTAGAAGTGTTGGGTCTACAGGATGTTTTCGAGGAGAACTTAAAATTGGATTTTATTGAAGGCAGGGTGAAATACCTCCGAAAGTACAATCATAGATTTTACAAAGATTCAAAAAAGCAATATGTCTATGCTTTGATCCTCTTTACCCTTTTCGTAGAGAATGTGTCACTGTTCTCCCAATTTTACATCATTAATTGGTTTAATAGGTACAGAAATGTGTTGAAGGATACTGGACAGCAAGTGAAGTACACAAGGAATGAAGAGAACATCCACGCCTTGGTAGGTATTAAGATCATTAACACTATTCGTGAAGAGCATCCTGAACTTTTCGACAAGGAGTTGGAAGCACGTATTCTCCATGAAGCACACGAAGCGTTCAACGCTGAGTCTAGAATTGTCGATTGGATGGTAGGTGACTATGACAAGAAGGGGCTTAACAAAGAGATCTTAAAAGAGTTTATTAAAAACAGGATAAATGATTCATTGGATAAAATTGGCTTTGAATCTGCATTTGATATTGACAAAACCTTACTTCAGAATACAATCTGGTTTGAGGAGGAGTTATTGGGTAATAACATGACGGATTTTTTTCACTCAAGGCCAGTGGAATACTCTAAAAATTCCCAATCTTTTGATGTCGAAGACCTATTCTAAATAATAAATGAAAAACTACTATTGGCTTAATGAGGACTCAAGGACTTTTCTTGAAAATGGTTACCTGCTAGAAGGTGAAACCGTAGAACAAAGAATTGAACACATAGCCCAGACCGCTGAAGATTACTTGGGTGTAGCAGGTTTTGCTAAAAGTTTTGAGTCTTACATGGCTAGAGGTTTTTTTTCTCTAGCAAGCCCTGTCTGGGCTAATTTTGGCAGAGAAAGGGGACTCCCCATTTCCTGCAATGGTGTCTATATAGCTGACACTATGGATGCTATACTAGAGAAGCAATGCGAGGTGGGTATGCAAACTAAGCACGGGTCCGGGACATCTGGTTACTTCGGAGACGTTCGTGGTCGTGGGGCTTCTATAAGTTCCGGTGGAGAGTCTTCGGGTTCAGTTCATTTTATGGAGCTTTTCAATACTGTAACTTCTGTTGTTTCCCAAAGTAGCGTTAGGCGTGGCAGTTTTGCAGCTTATCTACCTATAGATCACCCAGATATCAAAGAGTTCTTAAGGATACGTGGTGAAGGACATCCTATTCAAGAAATGTCTTTCGCAGTGACGGTCACAAACTCTTGGATGAAAGAGATGGTTGATGGAGACATGGGAAAACGGCAGCTCTGGGGGAGCGTTATAAAAAAGAGGTATGAGACGGGCTACCCCTACATATTTTTTCAAGATAATGCCAATGAACAAGCCCCTGATTGTTACAAGGATAAAGATATGAAGATATATGCTTCTAACCTTTGTAACGAGATAAGTCTGCCATCGAAAGAAGATGAATCATTTGTTTGTTGTTTGTCTTCAATAAACCTTTATCGTTGGGACGAAATCCAATACACAGATGCTGTTCAGGTATTAACTATGTTCCTAGATGCTGTCATGGAAGAGTATGTTCAGAAGACAGCGAAGATACCATTCATGGAAGCCTCTCACAATTTTGCTAAAAGGCATCGTGCTATCGGGATGGGTGTATTAGGTTGGCATTCCTTGTTACAAAGTCGCATGATACCATTTGAGAGTATGGAGGCTAAGTTTCTCAATAGTCAGATATTTTCACACATTCGCCGTTGCAGTGACAAAGCGACAAAGTATTTATCTGAGAAATTGGGGGAACCTATGTACTGTGAGGGTTATGAGCGTAGAAACACAACTACCTTAGCTGTGGCCCCTACAACAAGTAGTTCTTTTATACTCGGTCAGGTCTCTCCTTCCATAGAACCTTTGAACTCTAATTATTTTACCAAAGATCTAGCCAAAGGAAAATTTCGTTATAGAAACCCTGAGCTTGAGAAGTTACTGGACGAGAAAGGTGAGAACACAGATGCAGTTTGGAAATCGATCCTAGTAAAAGGTGGTTCTGTCCAGCATTTAGATTTTTTATCTAGGGAAGAAAAGGATGTTTTCAAAACATTTGGGGAGATTTCTCAAAAGGAGGTGGTAATACAGGCTGTTCAACGTCAAAAGCATATCGATCAAGGCCAGTCGCTGAACATCATGGTCCCGCCAGAAACACCATTCAAAGAAGTAAATCAACTTATGGTTTATGGTTGGGAGAATGGAATCAAGGGTTTTTACTACCAGAGAAGTGCTAATCCTAGCCAAGAGCTTGCTAGGTCAATACTTACATGTACATCTTGCGAGGGTTAATTTCATTTTTAATAAAAAAAAGTGTATTATAAAGTATAATGGAGTTCGATTTTTCAAAAGAAGCAAAGGAGTTTTTAGAAAGTTCTAAAGCGGCGAAACGTCCCGGCAAAAAAGGGGCGGCTCAAACGCCTGCTAAACCTTCTGAGAAGAAAAAGGGTTCCAGTAAAAACGAAAAGGGTTCTGCTGGAAAAGATGGAAAATCTATTACGTTCTCAGCCAAGGTGGTCACAGCCCTAAAGAACAAAGTAAAAGAGCATAACGAAAAGCACTCCAAGAAAGTTACTTTAGGTCAATTAAAGAAAATTTATCGTCGTGGTGCTGGGGCTTTCTCATCCTCCCACCGTCCCGGAAAAACTAGGGGGCAGTGGGCTATGGCTCGTGTCAATATGTTCCTGAAGATGGTCCGTGGCGGAAGCGTTAAGAAATCCTACAGGGCTGCTGACCAAGATGTAGCCAAAGGGTCTGAAGAGTATTACCTAGAGGAGCAAGGAAAAGCTTTCTGGGCATTCGAAGAGATTGACTTTGTTTTGGCTCGCCTTGAAATGCTTGAAGCGTCCATCACTGATGAAGAGTCAGATCAAGAGATTGAAGATCTTGAATACTCAGACGCAGAAAAGAAAACTTTGAACAAGCCCTTTAGATTAAAAGGTGGCAAGAAGAAGTATGGGGTTTATGTCAAAAACCCAAAGACTGGTAATATAGTCATGGTTAAGTTTGGTGATCCAAATATGGAAATCAAACGTGATGACCCAGCTCGCCGCCGTAGCTTTAGAGCTAGGCACAAATGTGATACAGCTAAAGATAAGACGACCCCTCGTTATTGGAGTTGTAAGTTTTGGTCTAAAAAACCTGTCAGCAAGATGGTTTCTAACGAAGTCTTAGCTTGGGACGAAGAAGAGGTTTACAGTGAGTGGAGTTGGGATGACGAAGGGTTTGCAGAGCATCAAGATCTGCTAAATGCTTACCCTTTCCTGACTGAAATAAAACTGGTTGTTGAAGAAGAAGAGCTTTGAGGTATAATCATGCATGTCTAGCGTGATTTTGACCTCTTACTTTTCTAAGAAGGAGCATCCGAATGACCCTAGAGACAGCTACGTTACTGGTCGTGAAAAAGACGGGAGAGTGACCCAAAATAATATCAAGTATATCGAGCCTTGGTACAATTCTATTCTCAGCCTCAATATAGAGGGGAGGGTTTTTTATGACAACTTGTCTGATGAATTTATAAAAGAGTACGAGACAGATAAAGTTAAATTCACAAAAGTAGAAACATCAGACTACTCCAATAATGACTGGAGGTTTTTCTGCTACAGAAACTTCTTAGAAGAAAACAGATTTGATTCTGTGTTTTTGACGGATGGCTCCGACGTTACAGTTGTTAAAGACCCAAGCGAAATTGTAACCTCTAAAACCCAAGATTTATATGTCTGTAAAGACTCTATAAGTCTAAGTGAGTTTGGTTATCTAGATGTCCATAGACAGGCAGGTTGGGGTGATTTCGTTTTTATGGCAATGCAACAGAATATTTTGGATTTAATTAACATGGGTGTCATCGGAGGTTCTTATAGTAATATAATGAAGTTTCTAAATTCATTTTGCCAGACTAGGATTCGACTAGGAAACCCAAAGTTTAATTCTGATATGTGGGTTGGGCAATATGTATTCCGATGCTTGCTTAAGCAAATGAATATATTGGTTGGCTACCCATTCACAAGTGAATTCAAAAAATATCAGAATGATAGAAAAGACGTTTACTTTATTCATAAATGAAAATTTGCTTTATAGCCCCCGGAGAAATAGAAATCCCGCCAAACGGCTGGGGCGCATTAGAAACTGTTGTTTGGAGTCAATTCAACGCCCTTAAGAAAATGGGGGAGGAGGTTTATTTCGTCAACGAAAAAGATACTCAGTCCACTTATGAGAAAGTGTCGGAGATTAACCCTGATGTAGTTCACCTTCATTATGGCAAGCACTGGGAAATCATGCCTCTAATAAAATGTAAAAAAATCGTCACATCACACGATGGCAGTTTTTTAAATAGCCTACCTTTTCATGAGGAGTTGGTTAGAAGATTTTATTTTGACTGTGATTTTTTTGTACTAACAAGTTGGGAAAGAGACTTTCTCTTAAGGGTCGGGATCTCTCCGAAAAACATAAAAATACTCCCTAATGGTGTAGATTTTGAGTCCTTTACTGTGTCTAAAAATCCCAAGAAAATAAATAAAAGCATCTGTTTAGGCAAAATAGACAAAAGGAAAAACCAAGCATTTCTTCAAAAACTGGACTGTGGCATAGATTTTGTTGGTCAAAATAACTGTGTTGATTTCGAGCCTCTTGACCAAAGTTTTTTGGGAACTTGGGATAGGGAACAAGTCTTTTCTCAAATGACGGAATATGCTAATTTGGTCCTAGCCTCAAATTCAGAGCTGCAGCCTTTAGTATGCTTGGAGGCACTTTCCTGTGGTTTAGGTCTTGTAATTTCTGAATCTGCGAGTCAGAATTTGGATAAAAATTTACCATTCATAACCATCATAGAGGATAAAAAAATCAAAGAAAAGGAATATGTAAAAGAAAAAATACTTGAAAACAGAGATTTTTGCTCGACAATGAACAGGCTGGATGTAGTAAATTATGCCGAAAGTTTTTCATGGGGAAATATAGCTAAAAAGTATGTTGATTACTTATGAAGATTCAGTCAATACTATTTATGTGCAATGATTTCGCAAGAGCGAAATTCACACTAGAAAACTTTAAAAAATGGAATCCACAAATCCCAATCCTAGTAGTTAATTCTGGTGGTGACTCTCCAAAGCCTTATTTGGGACATATACCTAACACATCTTTTTTGGACTCTCCAAATCTTTGGCATAAAAAAACTCATTGTGGTGTCGGTTCTTTTGATCACCGTTATTATGATTACTTATTTGAATATGGGTTAAACGATGATTATACACACACATTGTTTTTAGAAACAGATGTTCTGACAAACAGGGAGATAAAAACTGAGCCGAAATATGACATTAGTGGACCCAACAATCCATGTGGCCACAAAGAACATGTTTTGTATGATTATTTAAATATCAACGAGAACAGAATACACACTGGTTGCGGAGCTACAATGTTTAGTCTAAATTATTTTAAAACAATTAAAAAACAAGATTTCGGTTTCTTTAAAGATATGTTTGATAAATTTCCACAAAATTATTTTATGGATTTAATCTCCACATTAGCCGCAAGAAAAAATGGACTATCTTTTGGACATTGGGAGGAGGTTTCAAATATTCCTGCTCATGTTGTTGATGGTCAAATAGTTAACGCTAACTATTCATCAACCTTAGTTCACAACTTCAAAGTCTAATTATGCGATATGTGATAGCAAAAAAAACGAAGATTCGTTAGAGTTTGAACATGTAAATTGCTACGAATCTAGAGGTAAATCTGTAGAATCTCTAATAAGGGAGTCTCTAGAAAAGTACCCTACTAAGGACAAAAGAAATAATAAAGGGGCAGTAAAATGAAGAAGGTTAAAATTATAGGCTGTGGATTGTCAGGCATTACTGCTGCAATACTTTTGAAGGAAAAAGGTTATGATGTAAAAATTTTTGAGAAGAGAAATCATATAGGTGGCAATTGCTTTGATAGTAATTTATGTGGGACTATGGTTCACAATTATGGACCTCACATTTTTCACACTGATGATGAAGAGGTTTTTGAATTCTTGAGCCGATACACAGAATGGATTCCATTCAAATATCAACCAAAAGGCGAAACAGAACTTGGTTTAATTTCACTGCCCTATAGCAAAAAAACAATAAAAGAAATAGGGAAAGAGTTGTCCGCAAAAGAAATTGAAAAATACTTATTTAAAGATTACTCAGAAAAACAGTGGGGCGTTCCCTTTGACAAAATACCAAAGACGATAATGAACAGGATACCAGACACTGCGAGCATGGAAGATCCTACTTGGTTCAAAGATCAAAAATACCAATGCCTTCCTAAGAACGGTTATACAGAAATGATGAAGAAAATGCTAGAAGGTATCGAGACCCAACTATCTTGTGGGGACGAAGATTGGCAAAGTTACGAAGCTGATTTGACAGTTTATACTGGTAAAATAGATCGCTTCTATGGTTACAAATTCGGCAAGCTACCCTACAGGTCTTTAACCTTTAGACATACTGTTACTGGAGAAAAGATGCCCTATCTTGTAGAAAACTCTAATACTAAAAAAAACCTCTACACCAGAAAGTATGATCATAGTTATTTTGACGCAAGTCACAACCAAGACACAACTGTTGTGACAGAAGAGTATCCAACGGAATACGATGGTAAAAACACCCCCTTTTATCCAATACATTTTGGTGGATCTAGTAAATTAGCGTCAAAATATATTGAATTATCTAAATCTGAAGAGAATATAATTTTTGTCGGAAGGCTTGCCACGTATAAATACCTAGATATGTGGATGGCTATAAAACAAGTAATGCTGAAGTTGAGAAATTACAATGTGTAATATTTTACAAATAAAGCCAACACTTTTGAAACAAATGAAAAAAATAATCATCACAGGAGTCACAGGTCAAGACGGCAGCTTTATGGCTGATTACCTGTTGAAGAATACAGAGCATACTATTGTAGCTGGTGTCCGTAGGTTAAGTGTTAAGAATCACGTTAACATTCAACATCTCATAGACCACCCCAGATTTAGGTTGATAGACCTTGATGTCGCCGACCAAGCTAATACTGAGTTAGTATTTTCCGAAGAGAAGCCTGATTACTTTATCAATTTTGCTGCCAACTCTTTTGTTGGTGTGAGCTGGAAGATGCCAGTTAACCATATGGAGACTAATGCAATGGCTGTTCTGTATCAGCTAGAGGCTATTCGTAAGCACTGCCCCGACTGCAGATATTACAATGCTGGCTCTTCAGAGGAGTTTGGAGATGTTTTGTATTCCCCCCAATCAGAGCTTCATCCCATACGTCCAAGAAGCCCGTATGGGGTTTCTAAGGCTAGTGCGAGGCACATGGTTAAGGTGTGGAGAGACTCCTACGATCTATTTGCTATCCAAGGCTGGTTATTTAACCATGAAGGAACTCGCCGTGGAGAGGAGTTTGTTACTCGTAAAATTACCAAGAATGTGGCCCGTATTAAAAACGAATATGTGTCAGACGGTTTTAAGCCCCTTGAGTTAGGTAACGTTGATGCGAAAAGGGATTGGAGTGACGCCGAAGATTTTGTGGAAGGTGTTTGGTTGATGTTGAACCAAGAGGAACCTAGGGAGTATGTCCTATCCTCCAATAACACCCACACCATTAGAGAGTTTGTGGAACAAGCTTTTAACTTTGCGGGTTTTGCGTTGGAGAAGTGCGAATGGGTGGGGAAAGGCGTGGATGAGAAGTACACACACGAAGGAAAAGTGTTAATGTGTGTGAATCCAGAGTTCTACAGACCAGCCGAAGTAGAATTGTTGTGGGGGGACTCTTCGGAAGCTCGCAGGAACCTTGGGTGGAAGCCCAAGACGGACTTTGTAGGACTTGTAAGAAAAATGGTTGACCATGACATGAACAAGGGTTAACTTGGCCATGAATGGCCAAACCTAAGAAGATAAGCAAGAGAAACATCTTGATTAGACTAGTGGACGTTCCCGACCAAGGGAAGCGTCCATTTTATGCTAGGGAGATGAAGTTCTTGAACACCCTTTGCGAGAGGTATTCTTTGGAGTTTATGAACATAGTAAACTTTCAGAAGAAGTTCTACTCATTGGCTTATCTAGTCAGCCCCAAGCTTAAGGAGACTTTAGACAGGAAGTTTAGAGCTTTTAATTATGTTGTTGACAACTCCCGCTATCCAGATTATGATCTGGGTGAAAAGTCGGGGCAGGACATCAGTTTTACCCCCAAAAGAAAAACCCTAAAAGATTTTTTAGATGAGTAAAGAACAGAACCCAAATACAATGCTGAAAGGTTTCCTCAAGGAAACAAAAGATGATCACTACAACTTTGAAGATGAGATCAACTACAAAGTCTCTAGCGGGTCACTTCAGTTCGATTTGCAGCTTGATGGAGGGTTTGGACCCGGATTACATAGATTTGTAGGCATGAACGAGGGAGGTAAAACTTCTGAATCATTAGAGGTAATGAAAAACTTCTTAAAGATGCCGGGTGCTAGAGGAGTGTTTATTAAAGCTGAAGGTCGGCTTTCTCCAGAGATGAGAAAAAGATCAGGTATTAACTTTGTCTTCAACGCTGACGATTGGGTTGATGGCACTTGTTTTGTGTTTGAGTCTAATATCTATGAGGTCGTAGTTGATCTTATGAGGAAGCTTGTGCAGTTCAATGATGATAAGACTAAGTATTGTTTTGTCTTGGACTCTGTGGACGGACTTATCCCTAAGAATGATGTAGACAAAAACTTTGAAGACTCTACTAAGGTTGCAGGGGGTGCTGTGATAGCAGGTGTATTCATGAAGAAGATGTCTATCGCCCTGCAAAAGAGAGGGCATATGGCTATATTTATTTCCCAAGTTAGGGCTGATATCAAACTTGATCCATACGCCAAGGGTCCGGTCAGACAGACTACTGCTACAGGGGGCAACGCTTTGCTCCACTTTGCCAATTGGATCATACAGTTTGAGCCCCGGTATAATGGGGATATGATTTTGAGGAACCCTTCTGTAAAGAAGATAGACCCTAAGACAAACCCACCGATAGGACACTTTGCGAAAGTAACTGTGAAGAAGTCACCAAACGAAAAGACCAACATGTCTATCAGTTACCCTGTAAGATATGGACAGGAGGGTGGTAGGTCAATATGGGTTGAGAAAGAAGTCGTAGATTTATTATCAGCTTGGGAGTTTGTTAAGAAGAGCGGCTCTTGGATCAGCATTACAGAAGATTTTAAAGAAGTCTTATCGGAAACAAACTTTAGTTTGCCTGAAAAAGTCCAAGGGGAGAACAACCTCTTCAAACTTATTGAGGAGAACCAAGGGTTGTGTGAATTCCTTATTGGTTATTTTAAGAATGCCATTCAGGAGTTTTCATGAAGTTCTATACTGCCGATGGCAAACTAAGAAACCTCAAGAACCCCAAGAAGTACCATATAAAATGGGAGGCTTCAAGCTTGAGCAAGTTCCAGAAAGGGGTCAAGGATTTTCTGTTCCCATTCTGGAAGAACGATGTCGTCTTTGAAGAATTTAGAATAGTAGGTAGTAGGCTCTCCTTGGACTTTTACAACGCCAATAAAAGGGTGGCTGTAGAGGTCCAAGGGGCGCAACACACCAAGTTTGTCAAGCATTTCCACAAGAATAGGTTAAAATACTTGGAGCAGTTAAGGAGAGATCAGAAAAAGCTGGACTTCTGTGAAATGAACGATATAACGATGGTAGAGATCTACCCAGAGGATACTGTAGACAAAGCCCTATTTGAGAAGCAAGGTATATATTTATGAACGAAGAAGAGTTTCCATTCACCATCCCAGAGCAATTAGTATCTAAGATCTACGATCTGTCTGGAGATTCAGACAAGTACAAAGGTGTTATACTAGCGGTAGCGTCTGAAGATGGAAGTCCGATGATTTACTCTAAATTTGATTCTACTATAATGGAGTTAGGTTTAAGGAAAGCGTTAGAAGACTGGGTTAAAGGAACATCAGAAATGCAAGGATTAACAGATGATTTATAATTACGAACTAGAAAAACAGCTGTTGGCGGGACTCTTAAAAGATCCTGAGAGTTACATAGATATAAGCGACTTTATCGGGAACGATGACTTCTACTCAGAAGATACATCGCTACACTCCGCTGTATTTAGGGTTGTTCAACAAGCCATTTCTAATGGAGATGAGATAGATGAGATAATCATTGCCCAGCGTGTTAGCGACATAGGTCTGTCATTCCGGGACAATCTTAACCCTTCTGATTATATCAAGTCTTTAGCAATGAGAAAGGTTCCAAAGGGAAACCTTGTAAAGACTGCCAAAGAGCTTAAGAAGTTTACAGTCAGAAGGCAGATGCTTAACTCTTGTGAAGAGATAGGTAGGAAGATGAAATCTATGCCAGCAGATGCAGCTTACTCTCAAATCATAGAGGAGGCTGATAGTATTTATAACGCTCAGGTGAATCTGTTTGAGATTGGCGATAACACCCCAGACAATATTTATGATGATATGGAGGCTCTGATTGAGGAGCGGGGTAATAACCCTATCGAAGAGTTTGGCATGATGGGGCCACACGAGAAGATTAATGACATTTACGGATCTTTGCTTAGGCCCGGCAACATCACTGTGATTGTAGCAAGGTCTGGGGTTGGTAAGACACAGTTCTGCATGGATTACGCCACCAAAGTTGCTCTCAAGTATGACGTTCCTGTTCTTCATTTTGATAATGGGGAGATGAGTAAAGAGGAACTTATTATGAGACAATGCGCTGCACACTCAGGTGTCCCTATGCACCTTCTGGAGAGTGGCAGATGGAGGCAAGCTGGTGAAGATGTGGTGGCTAAAGTTAGGTCAGTCTGGCCTAGGATTAAAGGTCTTAAATTCTACTATTACAATGTCGGAGGCATGGATGTTGACACGATGGTTAACACTTTAAAAAGATTCTATTACTCCACAGTCGGGAGGGGAAACAGGATGGTTTTCTCTTTCGACTATATCAAAACATCTAATGAGTCTTCTGCTAATAAGAATGAGTGGCAGGTTGTAGGAGAGATGGTTGACAAGTTTAAAAAATGCATTCAAAAAGAAGTACTGGAAGACGGAGACCCTGTCATCCCTATGATCACTTCTGTGCAGTCTAACCGGAGTGGGATCACAACAAACAGAAACTCTCAAAACGTAGTTGATGATGAGAGCATTGTATCGCTATCAGATAGGATTACACAGTTCTGTTCCCACATGTTCATTCTTAGGAAGAAAACAGATGATGAAATAGAGCTAGAGGGAAGAGGGTTTGGTACTCACAAACTTGTCAATGTTAAAGCTCGACATTTGGGTAGAGATATAGCAGGTGCCATAGAGCCAGTCCAAGTGGAAGATTCCCTAAGGAAGAATTTTATTAATTTAGATTTTAAAAACTTTAATATAACAGAACAAGGTGACCTTCGTGAGATAGTCGAAGCACGTTCCCTACCCCTACAAGATGGTCCAGACGTTGGAGATGGCAGAATACCGGAAATCTCAGAATTTTAGTGACTTCAAATCGATACTAGAATCTATAGGATACAACCTTATTGATTGTGGGGACCACTGGAGGACTCAAGCTTTGTACAGGGGTGGTGACAACGCCACAGCAGTAAAGGTATACAAGAACACAGGTGTATGGATGGATTTTGTGGACCATGTGGGTTGCAAACCATTTGAGGCTCTGGTGAGGTTGACAGTCAAGGACGAAAGGTCAGCTAAAAACATAATAAAGAATGTAAAAGTAGATGTATTTGATTATAAACAAAACAATAGGAGGAAGGGGTTAGAGATGGAGAGGGTTTACCCAGACGACAGTCTTAACAAGTTGTTCCCTAACTATAATTTTTATTTAGGGAGGTCGATTAGCGAAGAAACTCAAACTTCTTTCAAGGTTGGGTTGGCTGGTGTTGGCAAAATGTACAGGAGGATGGTATTCCCTGTATACAACGAAAACAAACAAGTTGTGGGGTTTTCTGGGAGGAAGATAGACGAGGATAATGATTACCCAAAATGGAAACATGTCGGTAAGAAGAGCGGGTGGGTTTACCCTGCTTGCATACCGGAGCATGATTGCGATTCGGAGATAACTGAAAAGCGGGAAGTTGTTTTGGTAGAGAGTATAGGGGATGCTATGGCTCTCTACGAACAGGGTGTAAGGAATGTGTTGGTCATATTTGGTTTATCGACTGGGCCTAATATAATTAGTTACCTATCTAGTAAAAGCATAGATAGGATCACAATATCAACCAACAATGATTCTGGTTCGTCTCAAAATAGAGGTTTGATCGGGGCGATTAAAAATTATTTAAAATTATCAAATTACTTCGACTTGGACACAATCTGTATAAAGTTTCCACCTAAAAAAGCAAATGATTTTGGAGAAGCCCATCAAAAATCGTATGATCTGAAAGAGTGGGTCCAAAAAGAGGTCGATAAGAAAGAGCAGCGAGACTACATATCTAAGTTCGTAAGGAACAATAGTGGACTCTTTTCGCAGAAAGACATAAAAAAAGCAAAGATATTAAATGAATGATCCCCAAACATCACTTTCTGCTAGCAGAATAAAGACTGCTCAGAGTTGCTCTTGGCTTTATTGGACTAAATACAAGCTTAAGCTGCCCGACACTAGTAATGATGGTGCAAAAAGGGGTTCCATTTGTCACTTAGTTTTTGAGCTTTTAGGTGAGAGCAAGCGAAAGAAGTATTATGACAAGATCATGGAGACTCAGGATATATTCTCTGTACCTTCTATAGAGAGGCTCGTAATGAAACATGCTGTGAGGGACGAGGTTGATGATCCTGACAATATTCAACTGATAAAAGAGATGACTTATAATGGCATAGCTTATGATTTCTTTGGAAGGGATTTAGCTAAACCTACTGAGGAGTTTTCAGAGCAAGATTTTGACATAGTCAAGAATGATGGTGAGGTGTGCTACAAGATTCGGGGTTTTATTGACAAACTGTTTCTATATAAAAAGAAGAAGTTTGCCCTGATTAGAGACTTTAAGACGAGCAAAGAGGTCTTCAAAGGAAAGGATGCTGAAGACAATATGCAGGATTTGATGTACAGCTTAGCTGTTAAACACCTCTTTCCAGATTATCCTATCAAACAGAGTGAATTTTTATTTTTGAAGTTTGAATTAGACACTGAAGCCAAGAAAAGCGGCATCATGAGGATGGAGCCTTTATCCGAAGAAGACTTGTATGGTTTTGAGCTTCAGCTCACAGAGGTTCAACAGTATCTAGATAATTTTACAGAGAAAGATGCAGTGGCTAACTTTGCCGCCTACAAAGGTTTTCCTAATGACAATTCTTTTAGCGGAAAGCTCCTGTGCGGATTTGCCAAGAGAAAAGGGGAGTTAAAGAAGGACGGCAATATAAAGTGGCACTGTGGTATGAAGTTTGACTTTATCTACTACCAGTTCAAGAATTCAGAAGGACAAGTTGTCGGCTCTTGTTTTGAAGATGATTTTGACGAGCAGAAAGTTCCCAGCGGTTGTACTTATGAAATAAAGTATTACGCAGGATGCCCTGCTCATTGCTCTTGACATGTCATTTATACGGGTTATGCTAAGGCATGGTTATTCCCGTATTCAAGTCCACATACTCTCATGGAAAGAGTATCCTGACCTTTGAGACAGACTGTGAAGAAGATGGTCCTGACTCGATTATTGAGATATGTTTAGACAGAGGCATTAAGGATTTAGTCTTGGTAGAAGACAACCTTACGTCTTTTATGAAAGCTTTTAAGGCTTGCGAAAGCAACGGAATCAATCTGATTTATGGAGTTAGTCTTATATTTTGTTCTGACATGCAGGAGAACGACACTAAATCTTTTCACAAAGGGGTGATTTTTGCGAAGGATGACAAGGGTTGTGAGATAATGAATAGAATCTACTCGTGTGCTAATACTGAGTCGGGATTCCTTTCGAAAAAACCACAAGACCCGGATTCTGAGATGGATGTCGTAAGCCCTAGGATAGATTACAAAAACTTTTACAAATACTGGGATGAAAAACACTTAAGTTTCGTAGTCCCATTCTACGATAGTTTCATACATAAGAACAATTTCTATCATCGTGAGGCTAACCCAGATTTTAGCAAGATTAAAAATCCTATTTTTTGGGTTGAGAATAACAATTTGCCTTTCGACCACTTTATCTCAAAGAAGGTGCTAGAGTATACTGAGAAAAATGGTTATAAGACTTGCGATGTCAAAAGTATTCTGTATAAAAAGAAAGAGGACATAGAAGCCTTCCAAACATATAGAGTCTTATGCAACAAGGCTGGCAGTAAACGTAGCGATTTGCAAAATCCCGAACTAGAACATTTCGGGAGCGATGAGTTCTGTATAGAAGCAATTAAGTAGAATTATGAAGGAATCAATATTAAGATTTGATCAGAGGCAGAAGTATGTAGTCTTTGATTTTGAGACAGAGGGCTTGAACCTAATTAAGTCAAGACCTTGGCAGATAGCTTGGACAGTTTACGAGGGGAAGAAAAAGATAAAAGCCAACAATAAGTTTTTAGCTTACAAAGATCTTGGTGTTTCGAAAGGCGCTCAAGAGATAACCCGCTTCGATGAAAGGGCTTATAGGGCTAGAGCTGAAGACTTAGAAAGTGTCTGGGAGTTATTCTCAAAAGACTTTTACAATGAGGACCACAAGCTTGTAGGGCATAATGTTTTGGGATTTGATGTATATATGGTTAACGTTTGGAGGAAGCTGATTGGGTTGGCTCCCGACTACTCCTTCATGGAAAGGATTATAGATACTTTGTGTTTAGAAAGGGCTATACAGTCAGGTTCACCAGAGTCGCTAGACATAGATGACTTTATCTACTGGCAATACAAGTGGCTCTCGACTAGGCCGAAAGGGGTGAAAGCAAGTATGAAAGCTTGTATAGAGAAATATGGGCTGGGCGGGGATTCTAATAAACTCCATGACGCTAGCTACGATGTAGAGAAGAACTTTGAGGTTTTTCAAAAACAACTTTTCGAACTAGAAATATGATTAACGAGAAAGAACACAAGGTGGCAATGAGGTACAAAAAACCTTTTGTAGAGGGTGTTAAATTGCCTGAGATACATTTGGAAAATAAAGAGTTAGAAGAGCTAGGTTTGAACCCCGGTGCTTCTAGTGTTGATATATTGAGAAGCTTGTGCCGAAAAGGGGTAAAAGATAGAGGGGTGGACAAAAAAGAAAAGAGTGAGAGAGATGTTTACTACAGCAGGGTAAAAACAGAGATAGAAATTCTTGACAGACTTGGTTTTGTGGATTATGCTCTACTCAATTGGGACATCATAAAGTATTGCAAAAGCAAAGACATCCCGACTGGCTTTGGAAGGGGTTCTGCAGCTGGTTGTTTAGTTTTGTATCTTTTAGGTGTAACCAATGTAGACCCAATCAAACACGACTTATATTTTGAAAGATTCGTATCCGAAAGTAGATCTAAAAAAGTGGGAGATGGACTGTTGGACGGTTCCCTCCTTGCTGATGTTGATAATGATATCTGCTATCATCGCCGTTCTGATGTGCTTAATTACATTGAGGATCAAAACAAAGGAAAAACTTCTAAGATTCTTACGCTCAGCACCTTGAGTAGCAAGGTCTGCGTAAAAGAGTGTTGCAAGATAGCTGGCTTTATGACAGAAGGGCAAGCAGCTAGGATCTCGGATTTTATCCCGAAAAAGTACGGAAAAAATGCTAAGATATCAGAGGCTTATGAAGATTGTAAAGAATTAAAAGAGTTTTTTGAATCACCTTCGGGCAAAAAGATATACAAGATAGCTAGGAAGATAGAGGGTCTGGTGAGAGGTACAGGTGTACACCCTTCAGGAGTCGCCATCTGTTCCGATAATCAGGCATCACTCATGCCTGTGCAAAGAACGAAAGACCGTGAATTAGTTTCTGGTTACGACATGGATGATGTTGCTGCCTTGTGTGTGAAGTTTGACATCCTAGGATTAAAGAACTTGTCAGTGGTCGATGATGTATGCAAAAAAGTCGGGATCAAAAAGGAGAGTATAGATGTTGACGACAAGTCCATTTACCAATTTTACCAAAACTTTGAAGACCCTGCTGGCTTATTTCAAATTGAAGCCCCGACAGCCGGGAAGGTTTGTTACAATGTTAAACCTAGGAATATTGAGCAGCTGTCTGCTGTTCTGTCTGTGGCCAGACCCGGAGCCATAGAATTCCAAGATGATTATATCAGGTACGTAGAAACAGGGGAGTTCCAATCTGTGCATGAGTATTTCGATGATATTTTAGGATACACAGGAGGAATCCCCCTCTATCAGGAGCAGTTGATGAAAATGGCTGTTAAAGTTGGGTTTAGTTTAGATGAAGCTGAACAACTTAGGAGGATAGTTGGGAAAAAGAAGGTAGATAAAATGAAATCTTGGAAATCCAAGATAGAAGAAAAGGTCAAAGAGAAAAACTTAGCTCCAGAGATCGCAGAAGTGTTATGGAGTGTTGCTGAAGACTCAGCCAACTACTCGTTCAATAAATCTCATGCCATGAGTTATGCTTATTTGTCTGCTGTTCAAACATACCTTAAACAGAATTACCCGAAAGAGATGTTCTGGGCTATGCTAAACTTCGCCCACAATAATGATGATGAATTACAAGTGATCTCTTCGGTAGAGAGGGAGCTGGCGCTACCTAAGTACAGTAACCCATCTTGCAATATATCCTTGCTTCCTCCTGACTTCAACTTGTCAGAGCAGCAACACACCTTGGAAGAAGGTGGTATCCGTTATGGTTTTAAATCCATTAAAGGTGTTGCAGCCAAAGCTTTTGACGCTCTTATAAAGTTCAGAGGAGGGGAGTCATTTAAAAACAAGTACGAGGCTTTTATCAGTGCCAAAGATGCAGGTTTGGACGTAGGAACCTTGTCTGCTTTAATACAAGCAGGTCTCTTCGACTCCCTCTTTGAGGGAGGTCCTCTAAAGCGTTGTAGGTTAGTTTATGAACTTAGGGTCTTTAACAACTTGACGCCGAGGGAAAAGAATCACTTTGCATTGATGGAGGGTGACCTTCTGGATAATTTAGAGAAGGCTAACCCTAACAAAGATAACCCTATGTTAGATGAAAAAGGGAGGCTTATGATAAAAGAGACAAGGTGGAGTACTATACAGAAAAAGATTCTAAACTACACCCTCATTTATGAGAACAACAAGAAAAGAGAGTCTTTCACAAACTGGTTCTGTGAGAGGAAAGTTCTAGGTTATAGCGCAACGAAGAAGATAAAGGACGCTGTCGATAAACGCTTGCCTATACTTTCAACCTTGGATATAAAAGACGAGAGCCACGGGTCTAAAATCATGTTTGTTGGTGTTGTCACCCAGATAAATCATGACGCTGTGAGTAGGGCGGGAAACACATACTCAGGGTGGCAGATAGCTGACGAAATGGGGGTTTTAGAAACTATGATGATGGGGGATAAGTTGACGAAATGGAAGAGGAAAGGTATGCCCCAACCAAAAGTAGGGGAGGTTGTCATCATTAATGGCACCTTGGCTAGAAGTGATAGGGGGACCACTATCTTCTTGGACAATATAAAGAGTTTAGATGAACATGTCTGGATGCAACCGAAACATATAGACAAAAGCCTTCTTGAAACAAAAGAGGAGCAAAAGTAACAATTTGGTAATAAAAGTGTAATATATTATGATGTCATTAACTGAATACAATTTAACCCCCAAGGCCAAGAAAGCCATTAGGGATGCCAAGCTGTTCGCTGAAGCTAACAACCATGGTAGGGTTAGGAATGAGCATTTGATCTACGGTTGCCTTATAAATCTATCAGATAGAAATATATTGTTGTTTGAGAGTAGGGGTGTGGTCTACGAGCCTAGGGATTTTATTAAAACATTTAAAAATTTTTGTAGGAAGAACCCAGATTTTTTTGCGAAGAGGAAGAACGAAAATGCTTGGCATGACGAGTTAAATTCTACAATCTTAGAGTCCAAGTTTTTTGCCGAAACTCACGATGATCATTTCGTTGGTGTGGAACACTTGCTTTATATTCTACTAGACACTAAATCTAATTTTAAAAAGGATTTGGAGGATTCTGGACTTGAGACCGATTACTTTAAAGATGTGATAGAGGAGATTATTGTAGACTCTAACCCTGTCGTTAATAACAGTTCACCTTCAAATGTTTTCTCTGAGAACACGAAAGAGAAGTCCCCTTCTTATGGTCAAGGGGAGGATAAAGAGGTTGTTCCAGAAAACCTGCTCAAGTATTGTGTGAACATGAACCAAGAGATGTTTATGAAAGACTTTCCTCCCATTGTCTCAAGAGACGAAGAGATAGAGAGTGTTATAGAGATCTTGTCGAAAAAGAATAAAAGTAACAGCATTCTTGTCGGGGGTGCAGGTGTTGGTAAGACGGCTATTGTAGAAGGTTTAGCTCAGAGAATCATGGTTGATCAAGTCCCTAGCCATATGTCTATGTGCCAAATATATTCTGTGGACATAGCTGGTATGTTAGCTGGTACTCAATACAGAGGCCAGTTCGAAGAGAGGTTCAAGGGCTTATTGAAGGAGGTTGAAGGGAAAGAGAACATCATACTTTTCTTCGACGAGATCCACACTGTTATAGGCGCTGGCAATTCATCAGAAGGGAATATGGATGCTTCTAATATGCTTAAGCCAGCATTGGCTAGAGGCTCTATAAAATGTATAGGGGCCACCACCTCCAAGGAGTATAAAAAGATTTTTGAGAAAGACGGTGCGCTGAAGAGAAGGTTTGATAAAGTTGACGTTCATGAACCTTCTAAGGAGCAGACGAGGGATATGCTGAACCAAGCTTTACCTTACTACCAAGATTTCCATGGGGTTAAGTTTTCAAAAGCTAATATCGACAAAATCTTAGATAACTGTGAGATATATCTTTCTAACAAGAGGTTCCCAGATAAAGCTTTCGACATTGTTGACCAAATAGGGGCGAGGACAAAGATTAAGTTCGACAACCCTCCAGATTATGTGGTCGAAGCAAAAAAGAAGTTCTCAGATATGATTACAAAACCTTGTGAGAATGAAGAGGATTTTGTAAACACCATGGAAGACTATATAAAAAGTATTTCTAAGTATAATGACACATCCAAGAAGAAAGTGTCTATATCTAATGCTGACATATTGGAGGTATTTGAATCAAAGACGGGTGTCTCTAAGAAGATAATTGGTGAGACTAATTTTAGATTTTCTCTATTCAAAGATAAGATGAAGAAGGAAATATTCGGGCAAGATAGGGTCATAGACGATATTTATGACAACCTGTCTTGCGTCAAGGTCGGCCTCAATGACCCAGATAAACCTCTGGCTAACTTCTTGTTTGTAGGGCCGACAAGTGTTGGAAAGACATTTACTGCGAAGAATATAGCTAAAAACTTTTACGGCAGTGATAGGTCTTTTATACAGATAAACATGAGTGAATACCAAGACAAAACAGGTATCTCAAAACTTATTGGGGCTAATGCTGGCTATGTGGGTTACGAAGAGGGTGGGATCTTAACAGAGTTCGTCAGGAATAACCCTAACTGCGTTGTGTTATTTGATGAGATAGAGAAAGCTGACCCTAAAATATTGGACATACTTCTCCATCTTCTAGACGAAGGGTATGTATCAGACAACTTGAATAGAAAAATAGATTTTTCTAAAAGCATAATCATTCTCACTACCAATATAGGCCATCAGCAGACGGGGGCCAAGTCTGTCGGTTTTGTCGATGATAGTCCGTCTGACGACTTTGTTTACGAGGATAGCCTGAAGAAGAGCCTCAGACCAGAACTTATTGCGAGGATTAACAACACTTATGTTTTTGACGCTTTGACAGATGATGTTATGATGAGTATCGTAAGCAAAGAGATCTCCTTTATAGCTGAAAGGTTGAGAGAGAAGAATATCTCTATTAAAACACGAAAGACAGTCCATAAATTTATTTTAAATAAAATAAAAACAGAGAAACTCCACGCAAGGAACGTGAAGGTGATTGTGAAGAAGCTTTTGCAGACTCCTATAGCTAGGTTTGTAATAGAAAACAAGAATGTTGAAAAAATATCATTAAAAGTTGTTGACAAAAACATCAAAGTGTACTAATCTAAATTAGATGAGTAAGACAGTATTAACGGCAATCAGAAATTCCAAAGGTCGCTTCTTTGGTCTTTACACCAAGCAGGGCGAGTCACTTAACGCTCAGCTTCAATCTGAAACAGACAAAACTATTGTGGTTTATGACCGCAATTACAATCGAACCCGGCGATTCTCTAAAACGAGTATCACAGGGGTCCGTTCAGGGTCTAAAATTTTCGGTCGCATTTCTTAGCCTATATTATCGTTGTGTTCGTGTTATCCCGTCCCTTTTGAAAGGGGGCGGGATTTCTTTATTATAAGATATGAAGATTAGCTCCATATATAATGGCAGGTTGTATACAATGCCCATACCAAGCCAACCATCTAACGTAGAGATGGAGTTTATAACTAGGATTCTTTCCAATTCTAACGTCAACGTAGACATCACTAGGCTGGACTCAATAGACTCTTCGGAAGATTACGATATGTACCGCATCTTTACAAAAAATGGGGCGCTATCTCTTAAGTTTTCCTATGATTATGATAACAAGTACCTTTTAAAAGAGATCCAGAACTCCAAGAAACTAAACACACCGAACACACCTGAGTATATAGATGGAGGTGTCGTAGAGGTTGGAGAGAAGATCCTTTACCTACTGTGCAAATTCCATAATGGTGAGCCTATAATGGAGGTTGGCCGTTCATATATCTCCACAGAGCTAGATTTGTTTTTAGAAGCTTATAAGAACTTGCATGGGCAGAGTGTAGGGAGGCTGACATACAAAGGCTTAAACAACCAGTTCATCAAGGATAGCAATATGAGGGACATATTTGGGGGCGAGCAGATAAAGGCCATAGACGCAAACTCAAACTTTTCCAAGATAGAGAAATTAATTTCTTGTTTTAAAAAAGAGATAAACTCTCTAAAGTCAAAAATCCCGGATGTGACAACAGGATTGATACTGGGTGGTGCAACACCTAGTAATGTGTTTATTAGCAGAGAAGGGGTCCAATTTGATGATCTTAGAAACCTGTGTAAAGGCCATGTGTTTTCAGACATTGCAGATATAACCCTTTCCTTCGGTCTTGGCCCTTTAGTGGAAATAGATATTGTTAAAAAGTTCTGTAGTAGCTTGGGGGTGGATTATGACAAACCTCTTTATGATCTTTTCTATGCAGTAGAATTAAGAAAAAAATGCATCTCTTATTTGATTAGGTACCTTAAGGAGGTGTACTTGTATGAGTCCCAAAGGGTTTATGAAATAGTTAGGATTATTGACGAGTTTTCCCTGTCTTACGAGAGGATGTGTAAAATACCTGCTTTTAAAGAGAATAGGGGGTTTATTAGGAAGAATATTACAGAACCTGTGTTAGAAGATGGCCCTAACAGCTAGACTCTTCATCTCTTAGCTGTTTTATCAGTTGGAGTAGTTTTTCTACATCCTCCTTGTTTTTCTTGGACTTAATCATAAAATCTGCTCTTTGTCTAAAGGTGTCTTTGCTTATGCCAAATTTTTCTCTAATACTCTTTACCATATCGGGGTCGATATCAAAATTATCCATGTCCATATATACACTAAAAATTTAGAATTAGTTCCCGTAATACATATTATCTTGTATGATTGTGAAGCTCTACAAACCCAACCCTAGAAACACAGGGTGCGCTTTCAGTTGCGACCTTGGTAGTGTTGTACAAACAGGAGAACCTTGTGTGTATGTAAGGGCTGTCAGGCAGTATTCTTGGGACCAGTCGAAAAGGACTGGGTCTTTCGCCAAGAACGCTAAAAACCCAGAAGCCTCTGTTTCGATAAAGTTAAATGAGACAGAGATTGGGGGTTTAATAAATGCCATAGAAAATTACACAGAGTTCTCAGCTTACCATTCTTTTGAGGACAACAAGACTCAGATATCTTTCAAACCTTGGAAGAGAGATGGGCGACCGAACGCTTTCTCTTTCGGTATTGTCAGAAACTCTACTAACAAGTTTGGGATTGGTGTTGAAATGTCAGAGGCTTACTGTCTATTAGAGTTCTTCAGGTTCTCCCTTCAGGAGTTGTATGCTTATCGCTTTAACAAAAATGAAGAGCTTAAGTCTCGGTCATGAAGAAAAAAGTAATCATCCATTCTAACTTCTGCAAAGCATTCACTGGCTTTGGTAAAAATAAGAAGAACATACTTAGGTATCTATACGATACAGGAAAATACGAGTTATTTGAGCTAGCCAATGGTCTTCAATGGGAAGACCCAAGGACTAAGTTGGTGCCTTGGGAGTGTAGAGGTGTCACACCCTCCCCGGCTCAGTTAGCAGCAATTGACGCAAAGGGCCGGAGGGCAGAAGGTTACGGATACACCCTAGTAGATAAAGCTGTAAGGGAGTTCAAACCAGATGTCTATATAGGCATAGAAGATATATGGGCATTTAACAATTACCATCACAAACCTTGGTGGAATAAAGTTAATTGCATGGTGTGGACGACCTTGGATAGCCTTCCGATTTTGCCACAAGCCATCCAATACGCACCTAAAATAAAGAACTATTTTGTTTGGGCTAGTTTTGCAGAAAAGGCCATGCAAGAGATGGGTTACGATCATGTGAAAACACTAAGAGGTTCCTTGGATACTGACAATTTTTACCGGATGTCAGATGAGGAACGTCAGAACTTAAGGCTTAATCATCGCATTGGTGATGAGTTTATTGTAGGTTTCGTCTTCAGGAATCAACTTAGGAAGTCCGTGCCTAACTTACTAGAAGGTTTCAAGCATTTCAAACTCAACAACCCAGATTCGAAAGCTAAGTTGCTTTTGCACACCCATTGGGGTGAAGGTTGGGATATAAAAAGTTTAATGGAAGAAAAGGGGTTGAGTAACATAGATGTTTTGACGACTTACGTCTGCGGGTCGTGCGACAAGTATTATATTAGCCCATTCAAAGGGCAACAAACTGACTGTCCTTCTTGCGGCTCCAAAAAATCTGTAAATACAACAAACACTAAAAAAGGCGTCTCTGAAGAACAACTGAATGAGATATACAACCTTATGGATGTTTACTGTCACCCCTTTACTAGTGGCGGTCAAGAGATACCAATACAAGAAGCTAAGCTGACAGAGCTGGTGACCTTAGTTACAAATTACTCATGCGGGGAGGATAGTTGTTCTGAGGAGAGTGGCGGCTTCCCCTTGAATTGGAGTGAATATAGAGAGCCGGGTACACAGTTTATAAAAGCTAGCACAGACCCTAAACATATACACTCTATGCTGGAGCATGTTTATGGTATGACAGAGGAAGAAAAGGTTGAGATGGGGGCAAAGTCCCGAAAGTGGGTGATAGACAACTTTTCTGTCGAGGTCATCGGAAAGCAGTTGGAGTCTATAATCGACAATATGCCAGATGTCGATTATGATTATGAGACCACTCACAAGGTTATGGATGCCGATTATAACCCACCAGAAGGTTTAAATTCAGATGAGTATATTATAGATCTCTATGAGAATATAGTTAAAGAAGACATAGACAGAAGAAGCACAGGGTTTAAACATTGGAAAGGTGAGTTGGCTAAGGGTATGAAAGGGGAAGATTTACTCGCTCACTTTAAGAATGTGGCTAAGAAACATAACTTAGATGCTAAAAAACCTAAGCTAGAGGACTTGCTTAGTGACGACGAAGGTAAGAGAATCGCTATTGTTATACCAGAGTCAGAGACGGATGTGTTGCTTATTAATTCCCTTTTGGGTCAATTAAAAAAGAATTATAAACAATATAATACCTACATCTTCACAAAACCTGAGTATTTTGATTTTATAGAGGATAACCCAAACGTCCACAAGATTTTGCCATACAAAAAAGAACTTGATAACACATTCTCCTTGGAGGGCAGGGGAGGGGAGAGAGGTATGTTTGAAATGGTTTTTTACCCTAGCGTGACGACGCAAAAAAATCCATGCTACATACATAACGGTTTGAGCAAAAATCAGTTTTCATTAAAGTAATGTCTCATCTAGTAGAAGAATACGCAAAGAACCTAGGGGTTAAAATAGGGAAGCCTATTGTCAACCAGCATTTTTTCCCTATAGAGTTTAATAACTACATAGTGATTAGTGGAGACTCTTCGACGGCGTCAAAAACCTACAAGAGTTATACAATAGTGTTAGGGTTTCTATCCTCCTTTCTAGAAGAAAGGGACATAAAGGTGGTTCAGTTAGGTGGCGACAAACCCTTAAGAGGGGTTAATAAACATGTCTCATGCAACTTTAAAAATACCGCATATTTAGTTTCTAAATCGATGCTATACATAGGGCCAGACAACTACCTAGCTCAATACGCCAGTTCTATAGGAGTAAAAACAGTCAGTATATTTGGGAATAGTTACGCTAATGTCACCAAACCATTTTGGAGCAATAGACAAGATTCTATTTGTTTAGAACCTGATTGGGACTCTAGGCCATGCTATTCCAACCATGATCCGAAGGATAATATAAACAAAATTAAACCGGAAGAGGTGGCCAATTCAATCCTTAAGTTACTAGGGCATGAAAAGAAAGTCGATATAGAGACTTTCCACATAGGTAAACACTACAATCAACCTATCATAGAGGTCGTTCCTACTGAAATAATAACAGGTCTGCCCAAAGAAGTGTACCTGAGGGCTGATTATGGTTTCGAAGAGGAGGCTTTTATGTATTATTGTGAAAATCACAAAGTTACAGTTATATCAGAAGGGTTGATTCAGTTGAGTGTCTTGAAGAGCATAAAGCACAATGTAAAGATGCTGATGTTCGCTTTGGATGCTGAGACAGACAAAATACCTAAAAAGTACTTTGACGTTTTAGCCAGCTGGAAAATAAAAATTATTCTTTTGTCTGAGAAAGAATCAGATCTAGGAGTTTTGAGAAATAGATACTTTGATGTCGATGTACACCCCAGATACAAAGGGGTTGAGAGAATGGAGTTGCCTGACTCTTGCAAGTTCTCGACCAACAAATACATTCTTGAGGCAGATAAAAAATATTTTAGCTATGCTCATTACAAAAAGGGTCTTGACAACGACAACAATGTATTGGATACTCCAGAATATTGGGACGAACTAGACCATTTTTACATTTATGAGCAAAAAGAAAACAGCGAAAAAAGTAGCTAAAAAAGCTGCGGCGAAGAAGGTTTTTGGACCGGATGTTTACCAAAGAGATGACCATGGTCTTCTAAAGAATCAAGACTATGTGTTCAATAAAGATGGCTCTATTGACTGGAGGTCTATGATAAAGTCTGATTTTCTTTACCCTAATAGAGATTGGTTCACAACTAGGAATAAACCTGTCCCTGACTCTACAGAAGGTTTGAGAGATAACCAATTATTGATTATGCTTGGTGGTATAAAAGAATTGGCCAAGATGAGAGGTTACAGCTCTGTGGACTTTGAAGTAGATAATATTTCAGATGGTTATGTGACAGCCAAATGTACAATTGAATGGGATGGGAACTATGAGTCATGTGCTACAACCTACACAGACGTGGCGAATGCAAGTCTAGATAATACAGACTCTTTTGCGTCTAAATTCCTTGAGACCATCGCATGTAACAGGGCTTTTGTTAGGTGTGTGAGGAACTTCCTTAACATTCATATCGTTGGTGCTGACGAGATAGATAAGTCTAAAGGATCTAAGCTTTCACAAAGCTCAAGCGACCCAAGCTTTACTGTCTCAGCAGCGACCACAACACCCAAGGGTTTACTGGAGAAATATCTCAGGGATAAGCATGAGGTGACCAATTTCGACGGGTTCAAAGATTTGCTACGGCTTCTTTGGAAAGAAGAAAAGTATGTTAACGAGGACGTAAAAGATTGGGGTTCCTTTAACGACATTCCTGTGAAAGAGGTTAGGAAGCTTATTGCAGTCATAGCAAAGTGATAAAAAGGTTAGCTAGCGGTGAGGACTTTTGTCAGGCTGTGGATGACCTGACTAAAGCTCTTGATTTAGAGGGTGAAGATAAAAACTACCATTACCTGTTGCCGAATGGAGTGGATTCTATAAAGAAGGCTTTCGGCCACAGTCGGGTTCTGACCTCTAAAGTTTTTGTATGGGCTAACATAAACAATTCAGGTAGTTATGATGCGGCTATAATTTTCTTGAAGAATAAAGACCCTAGACATGGGGTGGAGATGTTTTCTGAGTACATTTGGTTGTCTTCTAACCCTAGAGCAGGTTACAAGCTTCTAGCTACAGCAATAAAGTTCGCTAGAGATAACGGTTTTGAGTTTATACAGATGGGTTGCTCCGAAAAATCACCCAACAAGGAAAAAGTTAAGAGTCTATACAATAAACTTGGCTTCTTGAAAGACAGCGAAACTTACATAGCTAAATTATGAACAACAAAAAATCAAAACAAATAAGAAAACTAATACTAAACACAGACGATGAAATATCAAGAAGAAATTATAGGAGATTCAAAAAACAATATAAAAGTCTCTCAGGTCCAGCTAGAGAAGAGTTTCTTAAAACCACAGAAGAATTCTTTAAGTCACTGGGCGAAAAGTAAAATGGGGGCCTTTTGGGTCAAGACGAAAGGGGACAATCATTTCCTTTCGGGGGTCGTAGAGTTTGAAGGGAAGAAAATCCCCGTGTGTATTTTCAAAAACAAGTACCAAGAAGGTTCTACACCACACTTTCAGATGTATAGGGTGGGCGAGAAGTAATCACTTCTTTATAAATTTGTCGGGGTTCTTCTCAAATTTTCTAGCTAGTGCAATAATCCCATTTATGATTTCTGGGGCCACAACCCCTATAACCCCATAAGATACTGCTTTTATAAAGTCGCTTATAGGGGCGTCTTGAAGCACAAACCAAAGTATACCGGACAATATCGCTGCAGCGACTACATTCCTAACGAATGTTTTTAATGAGTATTGTCCCTTGTAAGTTAGCATTCTCGCCACCATCCCTGATGCTCCTATTAGTGGTATCAACCAGCCCCCGTTAAAGAACTCCCCTATGATATTTTTGAAATCCATGTAAAATATATTACACTTAAAAACAAATTAATGTGTAAGTTAATGTGGACATGGACGGGGAAAATCGCAAAAAAGTTGCGGAGGCGATAGCTTTTGCAAAAAAATATTGTAATCCATCAGATAGTGAGATTATATCTGACCTAGACCGCCATGCAAGAGAGACTGCGTGGGCTTTACTTCAGCAGTTAAAAGAAGAGCAAGAAAAGAGCTGTGTGTGTTCTGAGTGTGGGGAAGAACCTGTTGAAGAGGGGCAGACGGAAGATCTTGTAGAAGAAACTAGTGAAGAGCCTGAGTTAAAGAAGACGGAAGTCAAATCTGAAACTCCTGAGACCTCCACTATGGATAAACTCAGTGAAATAGCTGAGAAGAACAAAGATATCCTAGACAAAGCCGCAAAAGGGACGGCTGCTGCAGCGGCCGCTGGAGCTACAGCTCAAACTGCTAGTGCTGCCACCGGGTTGAGTGCCTTTGTCCAAGAAACAGTCCAAAAAGTAGGGACGATTGGAATGGCTGGTACTATGTCCATAGGTAGTGGAGCTTACTTCCAAGCCAAAACAACAAAAGAAAAAGGTACTGAAATAGCTGTTGTAGCAGAGCAAGAACATAAAGTTTTCTCTAATTTAAATGATTTTACTGAGACAACAATTGGGTTTCAGCCTTTTGGTGGCGTTACCGAGGCGATTGTAGAATATGCCGAAAAAGGTTATGGAGATGTCATTGGTACATCTGAAGAAGGTTACGAAGGGGGAGAAGAAGGGGAAGATGAAGGGTCTG